GTATGACAGATAAAGACAAGCACGTAGTAATTATTGATCACATCGGACGCACGATCATTGGTAAACAGATTGTATGGGATGAAGAAACTGAGTTGACGATTGACAATCCAGTAATCCTCCATTGCCAACCTCAAGAGAACGGACAACTGGAAGTTCAAACATTCCCACTATTCTTCTTCGAATTTATCGATAAGACTGTGAGAGAGCAGAATTCTTGGACATTCCAACGATCTAATATTGTAGTTTCGAATGTGACATTGAATCCAGATATCATTGCCCAATATAGTAAGATCAACACTCCAACCCCTCAAGCCCCAGTTGATGATAATCCAAAGGTTGTATCAATCACCGACGTATAACCAATATGGCAAAAGAAAAGAATTTATATGATGATGTATTAAATTCGATTGATAAGATCGATCCATATGCAACATATCTAAGTGACCATTCCCTATCATCTGTCGATGATTGGATTGATACCGGTAGTTATGTGTTGAATTCCATTATCTCAGGATCTACCAAGCTTGGAATTCCAAAGGGTCGATTGACTCAATTCTTAGGAGAGAGTCAAACTTTTAAAACTGGGTTCATGATGCAAATCATTGCTAATGCTCAGAAGCAAGGTATGCGAATTCTTCTATTTGATGTGGAGAATGCTTATACACCCGAGGGTGCTGCTAGATTTGGTATTGATCCAACTAGAGTTAAGGTATCTGACTCCACTACTATCGAGAAGATTCGTAATATCATTAACACTTTCCTAGAGAATGTTAGGGAACATCCCGAACTTCGTGGTAAGTATCTGATCGTTATGGACTCTATTGCTAATATGCAATCTGAGTTGGAGTTGAAGCGAATGGCTAAAGATAGCACATCTTCGGATATGGGAACATATGCAAAGTCTATTAAGAGTTTGTTGAAGGTCTGCACGAATATGGCTGCTGCAACTAACACACCCATCATTTTTACAAATCATGTCTACGATGATCCATCACAAATGTTTCCATCCTTGGCTAAGGACTTTCCCGGTGGTAAGTCTGCTAAATTCCTACCATCTGTTAATGTTCAATTGGCTAGGAAGTTGGTTAAAAATGATGACGTTAAGACGGCAGATACGCAATTAGCGGCATCTCAAAAAAGTTATTCTGGAATTGTTATCCGAGCATTGATCGTTAAAAATCGTTTTGTTCAACCATTCTTAGAAGCCGATATGTATCTATCATTCTCATCGGGAATGCATAAGTATTACGGTCTTCTGGAAGTTATGAGGTCTTTGGGAGTTGTGAGTAATTCTGGCCCAACATATAGCGATTGGGAGGGTAATAAATTAGGATTTGCCAAATCATTTAGGAATGATACTGATCTCTGGGAGAACAGATTACTTCCCGAGTATGAAAAGCAAATTCAATTACAATGGCAATTCGGTAACTTGAAGGAGGGTGAAGTTGAAGAGTTTCCAGATGAGGGTGTTGAAGATTTGGAAGATATCACACCGTTAGAAAAACTTAAAGAGATGAAGAAGAAGGTTTCAGATAAATTAGACGAAACCGAAGCGGATTGAAAAATAATAAATAAAAAAAGGGGGAGGTATTAATACCTCCCCCTTTTTTTATAGTTTACACCCTACCATGAGAGTAGTTAGTAGGTTTTTTGAAACCTCGATCTTTAAATTCACCTTTTGGCTTATTTAGATTGTCTTTTTGAACCTGTTCTGTCATATAATTCATGACATACGACTCACCATGAGTAGACCTCACTTTAGATGCCATATGATCGTCTCCAATATCTTCTGGGGATATATTATAATGTTTCATTAGTTTATCACCTTCAGGATCGTCAACTCTAAGACTATCAGCATACTTCTTAGCATTATCTTTGTTGATTTTTTTCCATCTCTCTAAGAAATCTATATAATTTCTACGAAGTAGATCTATCTCTCCGGGTTCCGATTTAAATTCGGATTTCTTTGCAGCCTTACGCTCTTTACTTATTTCCAATTCTTTAACTAATTGGATTTTATACCATTTATACCATTTTCTAAAACCTTCAACATCTTCTGGAGTTTTTAGAAATTCATTTAGAATCTTTTCATCATAACCGGGAAATTCATTAGATTCGGTTGATGCAGGGGCTTGAATGATATCATTTAGAATTAATTCTAACGTTGGATGTGTTGGTTCCGGTAGATATGACTTCATATCCTCAATTTCTTGTTGGAAGTCCTCCACAGAGATCCCAGTTTCCTTGAGATCTTCGAATTGTTCATATAAATCTTCCAATAGTGTATTACCTATCTTATCTCTAGGTAATAGTGCTAGAGATGCAATATATGTGACCGGTAATTTGCCACCAAGAACATTATCATTGAAATATGATAACTTCTGCATAGTATTTTCATTCTCATCTCCTCCAAGATCCATCTTAGCGTTTACAATCTTATCTATCGCGGATTTTACAGTTATCCATTGGTTGATAGACTCTAAGATGTTGTCAACATTTCCTGTGAAGTTGTTATCAACTTTTTTAGATGGTGTGGGTTCTTGAGTATTTGGAGACTTTTTCATCTTCTCATAACCTATTGCTCTATGAATTTTACCAACTATTTCCTTAATACCCATTTGAGATGAGTGAACATCTTCGATAGGCGCGTTGAATAGTTCTTCTTGTTGTTTTGCCTTAGCTACAGAGTATATAGAGTGTGCAGCGACCCTACCCTTAGACATATAATCTGCGATATTAGTGGGATCTAGAAGTTTTTCTTTAAATTCTGGGGATGAGATGTATTCTGGATCGTTTTGAATGGCTTTTACAGTAGCACCACTGTAAAGTCTGCCCATATTTGGATATATTTCTCCATTTTCACCTACAAATTTCTTAAATGGCGTTCCTTCCGGTATTCCAACTAACTCTTTAGCTTTGTGACCGATTTCTTCCGAAGATTTTGCTTCATAGTATCCATCAGCATCATCTTCCATAGGATCTACGTCAGCAGTTTCATCCATTCTAGATGCCATGTATAGAAAATATCGTAAAACTCTGTTCTGTCTAACGTTTTGGGGAAACCCAGCAACTTCGAATCCGTCAGAGTTAGTTACACCCCCAACTTTCATAATTTTACCTACTTGGTTTCTTAAATCATACGCAAGACTTCCTACATTAGATTCAGGGACAGCATTAACTAAACGCTTGTCGATATTCGCCATTTCCGACAAAATCTCTCCCCTTTTTACAAAATAATCGAATCCATATTTAGCCATATTGATATTTATCCGATTGACTGCCGATTTTTCTGTGATATGCTCACCGCATGGACATTCACAAGCCGCTGATATTCTCAGCCACGGCGAAATTGGGCATATTTGAGACTACATTATTCAAAACTACCACATTATCCCCCTTCCTAAGTAACGAAGAATTGCATATCGAGGTTAATAATACAACATCATTAGCAGTTATCTATAATGAGGCTATTGATATGGCATTGATGCGTCATTCAGACTGTCTAATACTAGTTCATGACGATGTAATTCTAGAAGAAGATCCAATTCCTAAATTGGAGACACTATTCGATACTTACGACCTTGTAGGGGTTGCTGGATGTTCTACAGCTAAGATTCAAAGTCCTGCTCTATGGCATATCATGGGGGGAGGATTTAATTCAGGTAATCTACATGGTAAAGTTCAACATGGTAGTGGGGATTCTAAACGAATGTCTAATTTTGGTTCAGTCCCCCATAGAGTTGTGATGATTGATGGTGTGTTTATGGCATTATCTAGAAAGATGATGGAGAGTGGTGTTAGATTTGATGAAGATAACCCAGCAGATTTCCATTTTTACGATCTAAACTTCTCTATGGATGCACATATAGCAGGATTTAAGGTTGGAGTGGGGGATATTCTCATAACTCATGAGTCTCCCGGTCTATTGACATATACAGACGAGTGGGTTGAAGGAGAAAAATATTTTATAAACAGACATGGTAATTGATTTAAACGAATACGAAAAGGTAATTTGCTATAAAGCGATTACAGATAGCACATATCTCAACGCAATATCAGATTATGTTAAGCCTGAATACTTTGAAAGTCAATTCATAGCTCAATATTTTACTATTGTTAAAGACTTCTACGATAAAAGGCAGAAGTTGCCCACGTTAACGGAGATTAGGACATACCTAACGACAGATACACTTAAGAGTAATTTTAAAACACTCATTCAGAGTTTCCGAGACATCGATAAAAATCTTGATGAGTCTGAATTATATGAAAATACTCAGAGATTCCTTAAGGAACGTGCTACTTGGCTCAACATCCTAGAGATTGCAGAGAACTCTGAGTCGAAAGTTAAGAATCCTTCCGAAGTATTGGAAGCTTTCGATAATATTTGTAAGATCAACCTCGATGTAGAGCGTGGTATTGAACTTTTTAGAGATTCTGGTAAGATAATCGATGATATTCTCAATGATGATGCATATATTCCTACTGGTTGGGATTGGTTGAACGAGGCATTAGATGGTGGTTGGAGAGAAGATGGTAAGGCATTGTATATGTTTGCAGGTCAAGCGAACATTGGTAAGAGTATTTTCCTTGGAAATGTTGCTGCAAACATTGCAGAGCAGGGTAAGACAGTATTAGTCATCTCTTTGGAGATGTCTGAGATGCTTTACGCTAAAAGAATTGCATCAAACGTCACTAAAATTCCGATGAAGAATTTTAAAACGGATACTCACACTCTGAAGTATGCGTTGGATGCAGAACATAAGAGATTACCTGATGCTAAGATTTTTATTAAGGAATTTCCCCCATCTACGATCACTACAAACCAATTAATGGCGTTTATCCAGAAGTTACGAGACTCTGGAGAGCATATAGATGCCATTGTGATCGATTACCTCTCACTTTTGAGTAGTAACAACAGTGGGAACTCAAATGAGCGTATAACAGAGATTACAGAGCAAGTTAGGGCTATGTCCTACATCTTTAAGTGTCCAATTATCTCTGCTATCCAATTAAACCGTGAAACTTTCAATAAAGACAATCCCGGTATGGAGGGAATCGCTGGTGCTATTGGTGTTGCTGCTACAGCAGACGTTATTATGTCCATTTTTCAAACTGATGAGGATATGGAGATGGGATTAATCAAATTAGGTATGATGAAGAACAGATTTGGACCTAGAGGAATGGTTCAAGCTATGAAAATTATATATGAAACCTTAACTATCATGCAATCGGGGGAGGCAGAGGAGGTTATGGGCGATGAAGACCTTTCTTTCCTAGAAAAGCTTGCAAATTCAGGATAATGTGGTAATTATGATACATGTCGAAGATTTTCATATGGGCAAACTCAGACCTAGATGGTGCGTGTAGTACTATTCTACTTGGAAACATATTCCCCAACGTGGAATATCGTTCAGTGTTCTTTGGCGACTTCGAAAATCAATATTCTAATTGGGTTGAAGACAACCTTGAGAACTATGATAAGGTATTTGTGGTTGGAATGGTTCTAGATCAGTCTCTAATCAATAAATTAGATGATTCTAAGGTGGTATTCATCTCAGATAGAGGGGAATCGCTCAATATGTTTGATTCTACTCTGATAACTGAAGAATATTCGTCTTGTTGTAAGCTAATCTATAAGAAATTTAAAGATAAGATTGCATTTACTGATAATTTAAAAAAATTGGTCGTATATATAGATGATTACAACAGTTACACTTTAAAATATAAAGAATCTGAATATTTAAACGGTCTATATCGTAAAATTCGCTATAATAGGTTCGCAGAGTTTGTAGAAACACATTGGACAGGTTATGACGGGTTCGATGCATTAGAACTTAAGAGAGCAGAAGAATTCTTCGCGGAAATTGATAAAGAATTTGCTGAAATCGAGCTATATAAGGGAGATTTTAAAGGTTGGAGTGTGTTGGCGACCTTTTCGAAGTGTTCCGTCAACGAAATCGCCAAAAAGATGATTGACAATCACGAATCCGATGTCATTATCGTTGTGAATCCCAACACGAAGTTCGTTTCCTTTCGAAAACCAGTCGGATCGAAAGCCGATATACAGTTTATGTCTGAAAATCTCTGCGGAGGTGGAGGGGGTGAGTGGGCGAGCGGTGGGAGTATGACCCAGAAGTTCTTAGACTTCACTCAAAAATTAATACAAGTATGACATTATCTCAAATAGTAGGAGCATTGATACTATCCATTCCATTCGTAGGAATTATAGGTAGTGCTGTAATAAAAATTGGATTGGTTGCGACTCTAATACCCTTGGGTGTAGCAGCATTAATAATTCTATGTATAGCCGTAGGTGTCCACCTTTTAATTCCACCCTATTAAAGATGACATTCCAATCGAAACCCACAAAACTCTACCCTGATAATTTATGAACTACGACCCATCAGCCAACTTAATCGAGGAAGAATCAAATCATTTGTTTCTTTCATTTTGCACATTTGTAATGAACTTGAAAGGTAAGAAGCTTTCAATACAAAATGTATTCATCCAAGTTCTTCAAACTGAAAAGTTGAAGACGATCATGAAGGAGATTCTAAATCTCGACACTGATTACGAATTAGTGAAAGTGTTTTTAGAATTCGATCCAACGATTGCAAAGTCCAAGTATGTTACAAAATATCTCAATAGTGTGAAATGATAACTGATTACGAAAAGCAAATATATAACAACCATCTAGTAGTATCTAGAAAAGTTAAAGGTGAACCTTTCAAACTCCGAAAGGACTTCACTAAACTAGATGACGAGAAGTTCGTAGCCCTTCAAAAATTATCCAGATTCTTTAAAAATCATCCCAATGTAAATCAGGATGATTTTTTCGTCTCGCCCCATAAAATTTATCCCGAGGCGACCCACTATTCTCTCGACTTTTTCACTGGACAACGCGCCATCAAGTGCTACACTCTCTACATGAAGCAAATTGAGCTTCAAGACCCAGACTCCCCCGATTCGCTGAAAAGGCTCCAGCAAAGTTTGAAATTTGTTTTCGAATTTTGCAAAGAAAAGGGATTGCAATTGGCGGATTATGAGTTAAATAATGAGGAGGCAATTCCGAGTTTTGTGGATCATTTGAAAAATCATAAAATCAATTACTACACACTTCACGCATTGACTTTCTCAAATCCTAAAATAGACTCAAGGATATTAGATTTCATATTCCCAAACTTCTACGGAACGTTTCAGAAGACGAAAAATAAATTCTTTGCTTCTACAAAGATGCGAGAGTTCTCGAAACAAGCAAAAGACAAAATAACAATAAAACTAAACTAAAAATAATAAAAATGAGTAAATTCGATAAAAGTATGTTCGAACGCATCAAAGGTGCGTTAAGTAAAGATAGTGGTAGTGGTGGGCAATTTGCCGACATCATTAAATTTCCAGCGGGGCATACATATGTCCTCCGTATTCTACCTTGCGTAGAAGAAGGTCAGGAAACACTATTTCATCATTGGGTGAATTCTTGGGAATCTAAAGCAACTGGTAGTTATACTAGTGCTTTGAGTCTAAGAACATTCAAAGAAAATGATCCAATCTCTAATTTGAGATGGAAACAATGGAAGGCTTGGAAAGAAGCTAATCCGAAAGCAGATAATAAAGAATACCAAGGTGATCTAACTGAGAAAGAACAGTGGTTGGTTAATGTAAGAGTTCTTGACAATCCTGCAAAGCCTGAAGAAAATGGCACTACTAAGATCTTTCGATTTGGACCTCAAATCAAAGAGATTATTGACACTGCTACTGAAGGTGCTAGGAAGGATGAACTTGGCTGGGAGATCTTCGATCCGACTGCTGGGTTTGACCTAAAGATTGTAGCTGAGAAGCAAGGTGTCTATACCACCTATAAGAACTCGTTCTTCACATCTAAGACTGATACTGTCTTTAAAGATGGGGAGATTGAAGAAATCTATGAAAACCTTCACGATCTTAATCAGGTTTATCCAGTTAAGACATATGAAGAGTTGGAAGGACTTCTAGCTGATCATTATTACTGTGGTGCTGCTACAGGTGCTGCTACGGAAGCACCAGAACGTAAAGCACTCCCTCAAAAGGCGGCAGAACCCGAGGAAGAAATTCCAATGGACTTTCCAGCTACAGATGTAGTAGAGAAAGCTGCCTCCCCAGCTAAGTCTTCGGTAGTTGCCGGAGATGTTGATGAACTTCTTGAAGGCTTAGACTTAGATAACTAATATTATGGAAAATTTCGACTTACCCCCAATGTCCCCAGATCAACTTGCAACCCTTGCGGGGTTAGCAGGTCCATTATTTGGTGAATCTAGAACCATCGAGAAGATGACTGGCGATAATACAGTTGTGGGTGGGTCGAAAGATGACGGTAGTTCTAAAATAAAAGTTGCGCTTGAAAAGGCGCAACACGCTGTAAGAGCGCAGCGACCCCCAACTCCTCAATATATTCCCCCGGAATATGTTCAGGAGGTACAACACGTTCCACAACCCGTGGAACGTGTTCCAGATGTAGAACTTCCCCAATACATTCCAACACAACCTTCAATCCCTTCCGAACTTCCCCCCAATGATGATGGTCAGATGATGTTCTCCTTTGATAAGAAAGAGCAGCAGATAACAAACGATCATCTAAAGGATATATCTGATAAATTAACGAAAATTATAACATTTTTAGATACACCGAAAGTAGAGGAACCCAAAAAGACAAAAAAGCAACCACATGTCCCACAAGCAAGACCATCTTAAACTACCTAAAGAAGATTTTCAACAGTTCCTAGAAGGACTTTCCAAAGTTAGTGATACCGCGATTTTAAATATCGAAAATGACAAAATGTTTGCTATATCTTCTTCGGAGGATCGAAGCCTTTTTCTATGGTCGTCTTTGGATGGCGATTTTGGGTTTAATGCGACGTTGAACATCCCTTCTTTGAAGAAGTTGTCAAAGTCTTTAAATCTAATCACATCTACTGATGTAGACTTCGTAGTTAAAACGAACCACCTAGAATATAAGGGTGATAGTGTTAAATTTAAGTATCATTTATATGATGATGGAACCCTAGTGGCTCCAAAGATAACACTTTCCAAGATTGAGAGTCTTACTTATGAGTATGAGTTCGATGTATCTAAAATCTTCATTAAGGATCTTCTAAAGAATAGTGCCACTTTCAACGATACCAACAAGTTATACATCTACACTGAGGATGATAATATGATTTGGTCGTTGGCGGATAGAACTCAGATGAATACGGACGTTCTAACTATTGTTGGTGATCCTGTAGACTTCGAAATGGATGAATTCATCCTAAACTTAGACAATGTTAGATTGTTAAATTTCGGGGAGTCTTCGTCTTTAGAACTTAAAGTTAATAAAATGGGTGTTGGTAAGGCGACCGTTAAGAATGGTAAAGTGGATCTCAACTATATTTTGAGTAGTTTGACAAAGTAAAAATATGCATAAGAAAAATAAAGTTACAACAGGCGGATATTTCCTCAGTAGATTGAGAGATAGTGGTTTCATTGCGATTCGACTATTCAAAGAGTATGCTGAAGGTGATCCTCGTAAGTGGACAATCATGGTCGATCCATCTGAAAGTTCTCTGATGATTACATGTTATCAGAATAAAGATAATCTTGGAGATACTATGTTTGAATTTAACGATGGGGGTAATAGATTCCCCAAAAATTACAATTTAAAGACCCAATCGATGGAGATTATTGTAACTACATTGATTGAGAGAGGTATCTCTCAGAAGGTTGCAGGTAGTGAATTCATTAAAGATGTTGATATTGACATCGCGCAGGTGTAAATATATGCATGGATGACGAATTTGAAGAATTCAAGGATGAGGAGATCGAAGCTATTCTCCGAGAGGCATTAAAGTCTAAATTAGAGGATAAGAGGAAGGTTCCTCGAAGAAATCAACTAAATCAGGCACTAGTTAATACTCTAGGAGAGTTCCTAACCTGTTGGAAGATTATGGGCTATGATTATGATGGAAATCCCGTTAATATGACAATTTACAAAGAAAAAGTTCAAAAATCCGCATTAGATAACCAATTCATGGAAGAGGTTAGTAAATTTATGGGATCTAAAATGGTATGAGTTGGTTCAAGAGAAAAATATCACTTGGAGATTCCTACGCATGTCATACTGGCATTCATGCTGGTAAGATTTTAATATTTGTAGATTCTAACGCATCCGAATATGGATTTCTATCCACACCAAATCTTGAAAATCTTTGGGTTCCCATTGATCAATTTGACTTAGGCATACAAGAAGATATTATAGATTATGTTGAAAGGGTTCCAAGAAAAGTTAAAAAAACAGTTAAAGCAAAGTTTATCGACAACAAAGTTTAATTTCGACTTAGATGTTGACTATTCCATTTCGAAATTTTACGAACTTGGATATAAAGTAAGCTTCAACCCATACGACAAGACATATAGATCATGTTGTCCCATCTGTAAAGAGGGGAAGTCTTGGGGTAAGAAGCAAAGATGTTACTTTATCACTGAAAATGACAATATTTATTGTCATAACTGCGGAAGCAGCCTAAAACCTTACAACTGGATACGAGAAGTGTCTGGTATGTCCGATAAGGAGCTTAGGATCGATTATGAGGCGTTTTCCCCCGATGTTGAGGATGTAACACCAGAATCAGACAGGCAGGTTGTGAGGGTCATGCCATCGCTTCCTGAAGATTCTATAAATCTATTCGATAAACTCCAAGTAGAATTTTATAGACACAATCCAACAGTTGTAACTGCGATGAATGTTATAAAAAATCGAAGATTAGATACAGGTATCAATGCACCCGATGCAATATACGTATCTTTAACCGATATAGTCCATAAAAATAGATTAATCATACCATTCAAGGATGGTAATAGTAAAATTGTATTCTTTCAGTCTAGGAAGATGTTTGAATTTGATGAAAAACCGAAATATACTTGTAAGCAAGGGGCAGATAAGTCAATTTATGGTATTGATCATGTAAATTCCGAATTAGATACCGTATTTCTATTTGAAGGTCCAATCGACTCATTCTTTGTTCAGAATGGTCTTGGGTTGGCAGGTATAAACAAGGGACATCATAGATTTACACAAGTTCAACAAGATCAACTGGAAGAATTAAAGCTTTTTAAGAAGGTATGGGTTCTAGATAATCAGTGGATTGATAAAACATCGAGGGAAAAAACCGAAAACCTCCTAGATATGGGAGAATGTGTTTTTATTTGGCCTAAACACTATATGGAGTATAAAGATTTCAATGAAATCTGTGTTTCCAAGGGTTTAAATCAGATTTCTCCAAATTTCATCAAAAAGAATAGTAAGTGTGGTCAATCTGCGATTTTAAAATTTAAAATTTTATTTGGAAATCT